AAATAACTCATTTTTTAACCTCCTAAAAAGAGGCTGAATTATTCAACCTCTTTAGTTTCTTTTTTCTCTTCTACTGGAGCAGGGGTTGGTACTTCTGTCTTAACTTCCTCTTTTACTTCTTCTAGGTTAGTTAAGGCTCCCTCGCCTAATGAACTGATAATTTCTTTCGCTCTAGCTTCTGTAATATCAAGTTCTGTACCTTTAGGCACTTGTTCATAAGTGTCTTTATCTGTGAAATCTTCGTTTACTAAGTATTTAACCATTATTATTTCCTCCTATTAAGCTAACGGTGTAGCGCTTGTAACTTTAATGATTGCTTTCTTGTTGTCATCAAGAACGAACGTTCCACCTTTAGCGGCAGCTTGAAGTTTAACACCGTCAAAATCTTCAGCTTCTACTGTTCTAGCAGTCTCAATTCCGATGAATGGAATAACAATTCCATCTGGAGAGAAGATTGCAACAACATTATTTTCAAAATATTGTTCAGGCACTACAACTAATTCGATGTTTTTATATTTTAATAAACCGTTAGAATCTAAATTTATATTTGAACCTTTTGATTTGTTTGTTGAAGCCATATCGATAATAGCGTTATAAATTTGCGCTCTGATATAACATTTAATTGGTGCGTTGATTTCAGTATTAACCACGTAAACATTAACTTGGTTAAATAGTTTCTGAATACTAGCTTCATCAAGTTTAGCAAGCTCTTTTGTTTCTCCTGCATTTGTTGATAAGAATTTTCCAATTCTCTTGTTAATTGCTCTAGTTTGTGCTTCTGAGTGTAATCTTAAACGGTCTGCTACTGCTGCGTTTAAATCGTTGTTTACTGTGTAACGGTCAATTCCCTCATGGATTGCTAGTGAGTAATCATAGTTTACTTCTGCGTCTGTGTAGATTACTTCTTTTAATTCACCAAAACGGCTTCCTGTTCCTGTTCCTGCTCCGAATACTTTTGTTGAATCAGCATTGTAAGTTCCTACAACTACTGGCGTATTGTTAGTTTTAACCATGAAAGCCTTAGTGTTATGTTGAACTCCGTCTAACGTTTGAATAGGTGCTAACGCTCCTGCAAATGCCTTTTGCACACCGAAAATTGTAGATAACACTTTAGTATATTGCGGTGTATAAACTCTTACTGGTAAATTATTATTGTTTGTTGTCATATTTTAAAATTCCTTTCTTTACTATTTATATTGGTCTAAAATTGCTTGGAACGGGTCAACGCCTGCTGTTCCGTTTCCGTTAGGGTTGCCACCAACTGTAATCTGAGGTGTAGTTGGTTGTTGTTCCTGTTCAAATAAGAAAGGCTTACTTTCTTTCAATGAATTAACCACCTCATCAAGTTTAGGCTTCCCGTCTTCTCCTAACTCAACCTTATCAACATCGATAAGCTTCATTAGAACGTCGCTATCGTGTGCTTTAACATCTTTAAGCGCCAAAGCAATAGCATTTGTTTTGTTGATTTGTGCCAACTTGTTATTACTATCAAGCTTGAATTGGTTGTATTCTTCTTGTAATTTCTCTAAAGCCTGTTTAACCTCTGAATTAGCATCATTACTTTTAGTTAAATCTTCAAGTTTAGTTTTTTGTGATTCTAGTTGTGCTTTTAATGTGTCATTCTCAGCAGTTAGTTCTAACTTCGCTTGTTGCTTAGCTTTCTCCAACCCTGCACCGTACGCTTGCATGATTTTATCGATTGCGTCCTTATCTGTTACTCCTGCTTCGATTAACATATCTCGTTTTAAGCTCATATTTTAAGCTCCTTTCGTTTTACGTCCAGTAGACTTTATTTATTTAGCACTTTAACACCGTGCAAGGCATAATAAAAAAGCCTTTTTAACGTCATGCTCAGGACGAATTTTTGCATAATAAAAACACCTAGTAAAAATTTACTAAGTGCTTTTATTTTTCATGTAATGGTCTAACTTTTGAATTTCTATCAGGTTTTGGAAGTCCTAACCTTTTAGCAAATTGGCAGTACTCCTCAAATTCTTCATCTGTTTTATGAAAATTAGGTATGTGTCTTAAATAACTAAACCTATTGAATTCTTTTTCTTCTAATTTCTTTTTTGTCATCTTCGTGTACCTCCAATACCATTTGATCTCCATCTATCTTTTTAATCTTATAGTTTAATTTATCAGAAAGTAATAATTCATTCTCATTAACCTGAAAATCTGTATTAGCTCCGATATATAGAGAATTTGTATTTTTTGGAACACGTATTTCAAGAAATACTGCGTCCTCTTGGTAATAATCTCTTATATCAGTATAAAATTCTAATGCACGTTCTTTAACTAAACTAGTTGAATAAAATATATTTCCAGGTATAATATCACCCTCTTTAACTCCGTTGAAATATTTCATCTTAGTTCCTCTATAAGCGATTAAATCTCTATCTAATTTAAACTTACTCATAGCTGACCTAATATTTTCAACATCTTCTCCACGGTTGTAATAAATATCACCGACTAAATAATCATTAATTTGTTGATATCCACCTTGCGTATATGATTTTAAAGATTTCAATTCTTTTTTATTTAACTTATTATAAGTAGAATCACTAATTTTTTGTACTGATTCAATTTCATCTTTATTCAGAACTTTATAATCTTTCTTAACTTTATTATACACCTTTTCATCCCCTTTAGTAAGCACTTTTTGAGGATATTTTCCAATAACTGTGGGATTTTTTTCTATAAGACTTTTTCTTCCAGTTTTGAATGTTTTTTCTTTAAGTTTAAGCTTAGCTTGTAGTTCTTTATCTCCTAATTCTTTAGCTAGTATTTGCTTATCCTTGTTAATTCTAATCTCACGATCAAAAGCTTTTAACCTTGCTTTATCAAGTGCATTTTGTTTAGCTTCTTCTTCTGTTAAGTGTTGTAAATATTCTGGTAGTTCTGGCTTGTAATTAACACCAACAACAAAAGGCGTCAGATAGTGTCCACAGTTGATTCCTAAACAACCTCCTGGGCTTCCATATCCATAATCTGGAAGACTTAACACCCGTTCACCGTTAATTGTTCTTGCTACTCCTTTAGTTACTATCTGATGTTGAAGCGGTGCACACAATTCTCTAGCACTTGACTTAGCGCTATAATAATAAGTGTCAACACCTAATTCATCAGCTGACCTTTCACGCATTTCTCTATATACTCTGAAAGTAGTAGTTCGTATTACTGTTTGTGCGTAACGTTCTACAGTCCATGTTTTACCGCCTCTATCTTTGAATGCGGTAAAACCTCTCTCATACATTTTTAAAACCGCTTCTGATAATGCTTTTTTATCTGACTTAGTTCCAGAGACTACTCCAGCTACTGCACTTTCTAATGTCTGCTTGTAATTCTTTTGTAAGGCTTTTGGCATTGTAGTATTAATTAAATTGTTAACCTCAAACATTGTTTGCTTAGCTAATGAATTTAAGCTATCCTGAACTAAATAATTAGGTTGTGCGTTAGTCTTCAAAGCCTGTGCCAATTGTTGATGGCTGTCTTGATAAATCTTGTAACCCTCATTAGCAATTACATCTCTAAACACATCTTCAGCAACTCCACTATATTTAGAGATTAACTTAACATTTTCTTCTGTGATTAAATGCATGTCGTTTAACTTCTCTAACTGCCAAACATAAGGATTTTCAATCAAATCAGCCGTTCCACGTTGCTTTAATCTTCTGACTATGTTTTTCATCATTTCCATTGACAGCTCATGATATAAGTTTTCAACTTCTTTTGATTTTATCCAATAGTTACCATCATTATTCTTTATCTCCATAGATTACACCGTCCACTTCATCAAGGTTAGGTTGTACTTCTTCGTTAATCTCATTTAACATCTTACTAGCTTCTTCATCAGTCACGCCTAATACTTTTGAAATAGCATACTGCTTACTAACAATTCCACTAGCTAATGCTTTCACCCAATAATCAAGCTCTGCGTTTCTATCTGTAAATACTCCATCATCTAGGTTAACTGAAATATCTTCAAGTTTAGGTATTTCACCGTGATATATTCCATGTGCCTTACCTAATTCACAAATTGAAACTACAAGTTCTTTGATTGAATGTTCCACTAACGATACAATGCTATTTCTTAACTGAAATGTATCTGAGTTTTCGCTGACAACTTCTGTTGCTGTCTTCATCGTCTTTCCATCAAAACTAAACATTCCACCACTAACCCCAACTTGCATTTCAAACATCGCTAATCCTTTGTTAATAGCTTTGATATAGTCATCTGCTCTAATCGGTGTAGTTAAATCAACTATTTTACTTTCATCTAACCCTCCACCAATTTGAACATAAACATTTTGATCTGTTTCAAATCTTCGTCTTGTTGTAAATTCAGTTCCTGTCATTACAGTCATAGTTGTTAGTCCTTCTGGAACAGCAACTCTACGCTGTCCCATCTTAATTTCCCACATAAACTCATCATAAGTCCTATTAATGAAATCAATTGTTGTTTTCGCATTATCAAATATCGATAACCCCAACGGACTATTAATATCTTTGTTGTTCATTCCTGGAGTTTTCAAGTAAGTAAATAACGGTCTACTCAGTCCTTTAATCACTATACTTTCCTCTAGATCTTCATATAGTTCACTCAATAATACTTGACTACCAATTGTGCTTGAATTGTTTGACTTGTAAAGTTCATTTGTAATTGTTAAATCTTCATCGTTCCACTCGTGGAACTCAACCAATGTGTAATAAATATTTGTCTTACCTTGACTTTTAACAGTCTTAGTAATGATTGCTGCACTACTTACATCTTGCATGTTGCTTTGCAATGGTAAAAATACTGGCGCTTGAATAAAAGCTACTTTAATAGTTTTACCATCAAAATACGGTCTCATCGCCATTCCACCTAATGCTAAACAGCTTTCAAGATATCGTTCAAAATTCTTGTTAAATCTATCATTTAAAAGAATATCGTTAACAAACTGATTAATTGACTCATTATCAACTGTGATCTCTGCTTGTTCATTATAAACTAATCCGGCTATCTTCTTACAAGCTGTTCTTGCAAGTGGTAAATGATTAAATTTCCTTGTACGCTGTTCTCCATCCGTGTTAAGGTAGGTAACATCACTAAACTTACTCTGGAAGTATGTTAAATTGTTCTTTATTCGGTTGTATTCTTCAGATGATACAACTATCTTCGGATGGTCTAATATGCTTGTTAAACTTCCTTGCATTGTATATTTGCTCCTTTTGAAAAAATCTTTAATAATTTGTATAATTTTCATCGTTATACTCCTACACTTTTAATCCTAATAGTTTTGAATTGTCTAAAACAAAATACTTAAATTCATCAACGGTGTGGTCGTCCTCTTTAATTACTTTTGGTTCGGGTGTCTTGATTGTTTTTTCATCATATCTATACATTTTGTGCTCTTCAATGAATATCTTGTTATTTTCGTGATCTAAATAAAAGAACCTACCTTGAGCAAGTAAACTTGTTACCATATCAATCATGGTCTGATTCTTTTTTTTTGCCACAGGCACCCACCTAATTCCAAAATCTTTATAGTATTGGTTTCTTAAAGCACCCTCTGCACTATCTATTGTTAGCCTAATAATAGGAACATTGTATTTCTCCTGTACTCCAGTAATGAAATCATTAATCATTATTGTTAGATCACTGGGCGCAGCTTTAACACTTCTTCCAGCTGGTGAATAATAAAACGTATCAAGTAATATTACGTTACCTTTAGCAGTGATTCCATAAGCACCGCAAGCAGTCGCACTTTGTTGGTGCCCTGTATCCAATGCGTAAGATATACCAATAATCTTATCATCTGTTGGCAACTCCTGTAATGGATGAAAGCAAGCCATATTATAAACGTTATTACCTAATCCAACTGGTTTACCTAAATAAATATATAGATAATAATCATAGTCATTTTCTTTAATACGATTAATATCAGATAACATTTGATCAGTAACAAAACCCAATTCATCGTTTAAATAGTTTGATTCATGGACCAAATAACCCTCAACTGTCTTCATTTCTTCGCTCCACTCATTAATCCAATCATAAGGGTTTCTAGGTGGGTTATAACTCCAAAAGAATTGCACGAACGGTATTAATTTATGTTTTTGTCGCATAAAAGTAATGTTCGTTTGATCAAATTCTTCTTTGCTATCAAATTCAGCTGCTTCTTCATACCATACAGCTATAATATTGTTAATATCGTTTGATTTTAACTTTTGAAAATCATCAGCACCATAAAAGTAAAAACTTGAACCTGTAGCTTTGTGAGTGATTTTAAACGGTGATACTGTACTTTTGAATGAATCACTTAAACCATATAAATTAATAGCCCAATTAATCTTATTAAAGACACTATCACGAATTGTATTTGCTACTTTCCTAATTACTACAACATTAGCTTTCTCACCCTTAGCTATCATTTTAACCATATCATTAACCAGTTTTAAAGCTACTACTGAAGACTTAAAACTATTCCTACCACCTTTTAGCACGTTATAAGGCACTTTTGAACACCATACTGACTTGAAATGAGGGTTGACGTTCTTCTGAACATAAAATACTTTATTCATCTTCCCACCTATCTACAATTACAATATTCTCACTAGGTGCTACCTCAGTATCTTTTAACAAGGCTTGAGTTTCAGCTTTAATCTTAGCTTCTACAACAGGGTTAAATTTACGCCATTGTTCAGGTTTACGATTTTTAAGCCAGAAAATAATAGCACTGGTTTCTGGAAGTGCTACTTTCTTAATTCTTTTAACCCGTTTTTTCTGTTTCCCGTCAATTTCTTCAATAATAGTCTCCGTTTCTTCGTACTCAAAACCAATTGCACGTTTTAAAAGTGCGTTCTCAACTTCAAAATCTACTGGAGCCTTTCCCCTTTTTAGGGAGTCCGAAATGTCCGGATACTTTCTCAACCAATCATAAAAGGTTGATTTTTTTATACCCATATTTTTAGCTATCTGTTCATCAGTAAGTCCTTGACGTGCCCAACCCTCAATCATTAATAAGTTATCTTGTTCTAACCACTCTTGGTACTTACCTCTAGCGATTTTAGTCACCTCCCAACAATTTAGCAAGTTCTCTAGCTATCTTACACATCATAACAGGAGGAACACTCATCCCCATAAACCATACAGGCGGTTTATTCTTAAATTTATAATCTTGAGGAAATGAACTAATTAATTTCAATTCATTCTCAGTTGCAAATAACTTATCTTCAAATTTGATTGGTAGATGGCCGTTACTTGTTATTGTATTAGGGATATGCTCATCATTTAAAATTATAGAATTAAAAAACGAACTTTTACCTCTAGCTCTTAAACAAGCTTTTTGTAAACTATTTTCACCCCTTTTAGCAAATGCTAACAAGTCTTTTGCTACACCTTTAATTTCTTCACCTTTACCTTTTTCTCTAACTTCTTTAAATTTTATAGGTTTCTCATTAAAATTTAATTGTAATTCAGGCAAGTTCAGATCCTTTCTTCTACAAATGAAAAATACACGCTCTCTTTTTTGAGGTACTCCCATAGTTGAAGCATTTAACAAGAATAATTGCACATCATAACCGATTTTATTTAATTCTTCAATGATTTTTTTCGAATAAGCTCTACCACTTCCAATAATCATCCCCTTAACATTCTCAGCTATTGCAATTTTAGGCTGCAACTTATCAACAAGTTTTATCCAGTCAAAGAATAAATCATCTAATCTTTGTTCAGCTTGTCCCTCAGCAAATACTTTCTTTTTGCCCCAGTCTTTCTCACGATTTCCAGATAAAGAAAAACTTGAACAAGGTGGACTCCCCTCTAAAACATCAAGATTATAAAGTTCTTCTGGATATTCTTCTCTAGCTAAAAAAGTTCTTATATCTTCGTTAAATAGATATTTAGGGTTGTGATTAAGTTTATAGACTTCAGCAACTTTAGAGTCTATTTCTACACCGCCTAAATGTTCAAATCCAGCCAGTTTAAATCCCATAGTAGAGCCACCACCACAAATAAAGGTACCGAAAACTTTTAAACCATTTTTTTTAGGATAATCTTTAAAACTCCAGTTATACATCCAACACCTCTAACAAAGCCAATCTTTTATCCTCATTAATTTCATGTAGCTTCTCAACAACCATTTGATACTCATCATAACCAAATTCAACTTTTAACATTACTTTATCTTCAAGCTCTGTTAGTTCAATTTCTTTATTTAATTCACTTGTTTCTTCTTCAAATATTTGTTCAAACTTTTCAAAATCAAAATTAGTCATATCAAATTCAATTTTATTTAACTCTTGTTCTAAAATATCTAAATCAAAACCAGTATTCATAGTAAGCTTGTTATGAACTAATATATATTCACGTTTCTGTTCTTCAGTTAAATGTTCCAGTTTAATAACTGGTACTTCTTCCGCACCTAACCTTTTAAGAGCAAGATAACGACCGTGACCCTCAATAATCATATTATTCTCATCAATCGCTATCGGGTCATTGTTTCCATATCGCTCAATAGAAGTCACTATTTGTTCTATTTGCTCATCAGTATGAATTTTAGCGTTATATTCATATTCTTTTATATCGTTTATGTTAATATTTACTATTTGCATATCTTCCTCCTAATAAAATAAAAAAGCACCTGCGAACAGGTACTTTTTAAATTGCTGATAAAATACTTTTACTTAAAAGAGAACTTTGTAAAAATATTACTCTATCATAATAGCACATTAAATATTATCTTTGGTAATATTATATTATAAAATATTATATCATTTTTTGAGACTTGTATGTAAAATAAAATATGTGTAAAAAAAGATGGAGTGTTTTCATTTAGTATTCATTTTACTTGTGTATATTTGTTGTACAAGAGCTTGAGAGAAAGTTTATAAAATTTCTCTCAAGCCATCATATATAGAGAATATCCATCTCTAAAATAGAAAAATAATGATTTACAAAAATAATATAAAAAAAATAAAAATAAAACAGAGTATTCATTTATAATTCATAATCGTGAATTATAATTAGAGTATAGAAAGAAAAAAATAAAATAAAAAAGAGGAGAAAATTTAAATGAAAAAAATACTAATAGTAGGAGCAATAATTTTAGGAAGTATAGGATTTTCAACAAGTGCTTTAGCAGCAATAAGTGAACAACAAGCAAAGGATATAGCTTTAAAAGAAGCACAAGGTGGACAAATAACTAAATTCAAACTAGATAGAGAAAAAGGAAGAATGGTTTATGAAGTTGAAGTAATGAATGGAAATGTTGAAAATGACTATGAAATCGACGCTGAAACAGGTGCAATAGTAAAATTTGAACAAGAACAAAAAGGAGCTGGAAAAGCTAAATCAGTAAATGAACCAAAAATTTCTTATGAAAAAGCAAAAGAAATTGCATTAAAAAATTCTAAAAATGGAAAATTTAAAGAAATTGAATTAAAACATAAAAATGGTGTATTAGTATATGATGTAGAAATTGCTGAAGGATTTGCAGATAGAGAATTTCTTATAGATGCTAACACAGGAGAAATCTTAAGACAGAAAAAAGATTTCTAATAATTAAATAGTTCCCTTTTCTAAAAAGTTAATAAATTCGGTTGTATAATAAAGGGGCTGTTGCAAATTAACAAAAAGTAAAAAATAGTTCGTTACTGAGTAAATTTCTTAACGAT